AGCAGCATCATCTCGGGCCATAGCGTCGGCTGTATTCGACATAGATACTCCCACACCTTCCTCTCGTGCCGGAGACCCCGCTGCTGAGAAGGAGTCATCCTGCCGATCACTGGCTTTGGAGGAGCCATCCGGTCCGGTATGCGGAGCCAGCACGACCGTTCGCGCGGCCCGCTCCATTCGCATTGCTCGAATGTCTGCTGGGCTGATAGCGGTGTTGACACTGGCATGGAAAGTCCTCTGCACAGGAGCATGGCCGGCCCGGTCTACGAGGCCGAGAGCTGTCTTTGTCAGCCAGTCTGCCGGCATCGCTACGCCCGGCGTCCCTTCGAGCTTCTCTGTGAGCTTGTCAAGGGCGATCGCTCCGGCGACTTTGAGACGTACTCCAATGTCAATCGCGGCGTGGTCTCGAGCGGTGGTATATCCATGCAGCAGATCTTGAAACTGCGGTGTGGCGATGAGCCGGGCGATAGTCGGGACTGTGATATCGAGGATGCGGCTGATCTCCGCAGGGCGCGTACCTGCAGCAAGCAGTCGAGCAATTTCATGATGCTGGTATCGAAGGGCTCTGATAGCTGGACCGGTCGAGCCGCTGTTCTTTTCATGCGGGCCGGGCGCATTCGCGACTTCCTCCTCGGTCAGTTCCCTCACATCTTCTACGGACACGTCATCCCCGTGCGGCGTCGGAGAGTCGAAAACAGTGTCCTCAGCGGCCGCAATGCCGGCGTGCCGGAAGGCAGGCTCGTTAGTCATCCCTCCGCTTATTAGGCCACCCGGGCCGAGCGTCACCTCCAGCGCCGGGCCGGGCCGCATCGGGGCGAGTTTGGCTGCGTCATTGCCCATATGGTATTCTAACAGGCTGCTATCGAAAGTCAACCCAGTTTTTCCGGGCCGAACGCAGTAATGGTGGTGTTGAAAGAGGGAATGGAGTAGAATTGGGGTAGTTTGAAAACTGCGCAGAAACTGCCGCTACCTACTGCAAGATCGATGCCACGGGCCATGTGGGGGGAGCGTGGCTGCTATGCACGCAGCGCGTAGGACTATTCCTCTGTAGGATAGGACTATTCCGTAAGCCTCTTCCTCTATGCAGATCCTACATGCCTGCCATGCTGTCTTTGCACTACGCTTTGGGGTAGGCTTGGGGTACTGTCCTCCTTGCCAGGGCGAGCCGCCCCGGTCCGGCCCCCGCCCTAGACGCGGGGCCGGCAACCGAAAGTCCAAAGGATCGCGTTATGCCTATCACTATGACTCTGCCCGATGAAATCACGTATTCGGTTCCCGGGCTGGAAGCGTTTGTACACTCGCTCGCAGACCATACTCCCGAAATGATTGTGCGCGGCTTCGCGCATGGGATGCGGCAGGTGATTATCGACGCGCGTTCTATCACGCGCGAAGACCAGGCCGAAATGACGGTGGAACAGGTTTCCAAGTGGAAACACGACAAGGCGATGACTGCCTTTGCCAATCGCCTCGCGTGGCTTCGGGCGGACCCGCGTATCCAGTCGGATGACACCATCTGGATGGGCGAATGTCGGGATTTCCTGAAACTGCTTGGTGTCGGCGCCAAGACGCGCATGGCCCTCAAGACGGTGGCGGATGGCAAAGCCGCCCTTATCGCGGCGGGCGGACCAATCGCCGGCGAGTCGTACATCTTGGCGGTCACGCATAACGCGGATACCAAGAAAGCGACTCTCGCCAACGGGCGGGCGGCCGTTGCGGCAATGGTGGAAGCGGCGCTCGCGGCCAAGGCAGCGGCCGAAGCGGCGGAATAACCCGCCCGGCAGCCGGTTCCCCCGGGGCATTTGCCCCGGGGGTTCCGGGTACCGGACTGGTACCGTTCACCCAGAAGGAACAGCTAGAATGAACGTCAACTACATCCATGCCATGCTCCCCCCGGAAGGTCAGCGCATGGTCGAAGAGGTCATCCTGCGCGAGCTGCGCAACATATCGGCGGCCGTGGCGCGCGAGTGTGGCTCGCCGGACGGAGAGCTTCCCCTCAACCTCCTCAAAGATCTCTCGTCGGCCGCCAGCCTCTACCGGACCATCTTGGTCCGAATGCGGACCCGGTGACATGCTGCTTGCAGCCCTCTGCCTCTTCATGATCGCTGCATTCGTTTACCTGAACCGTTGAGAGGGCGGCCGCTGAAAGGCGGCCGCTTTTCTACTGTCCCCCTACGGGGGCCGCTAAGATCCTCTATTGGCCCCCAGAGGGGACGCTAAGATCCTCTATTGGCCGAGCCGGGACACCATGTTAACCGGGTAAAGTGCCCCATATGCTGTGCGGGTGTGCTGGATGCCGAGAGTGCTGGAATCGATTTTTGCCGGTTTCGGGGGCCTCAGTCTTATGAGAAAAAAAAAAAAATAATAACTATATAGGGCGGGAGGCCGGAAGGGTCAAAACCCGGTTCCAGCACACTCGACATTCAACATTCCAGTATGATCTACCCCACGATTCTCATTGACTTTCCCCACAGTCCATGTTACACTCTTACACCATCCACCAAACCAACAGGCCCGCCCAATGCCAAAACTCCGTAAGCGCCCTCGGCCCGACGAGCGTTACATTCGCGTCTGGTACACCGCCCTACACGGCCCGATCGAGATGGATGCAGCAGATCAAAAGACCGCTACAAGAATGCGGTTCCTCCTCAATCAAGCAAAGCTCGCCGACAAAGAACTCTACGAAATCAAGAACGGCCCGGTCGGCTGGCCACTCGAGATTATGACCACTGAAACTGAGAAGCGCGGCTCCACATACGTAGTGATTGTGAAGCAAGACCTGGTTGCGATCAGCGCGCTCACAGCCACTGGCCAGCTCACAACGCTGCCTGCGATAGATCCAGATGCTGCATGGGCCGCGTGCGAGGATCGGCTGCTCTCCTATCGAAACGCTGATTTTCATAAGCGCGCAGTCACTGGACATCTGACGCCAGATGATATCTTTCCAATGCCAGTGAGAGGTGATGGCCGTGAATAATGAAGAACTCGCCAAACTAATGAGGCAGCTTTCAAAACAGCTTGCTGAAGTAGCAGCGAAGCTAGATCCAAAGCCATCACAAACGGAGTCAATAGCCCTCGTATACCGCTGGGCCAAAGCAGAGTACTGTACAAATGGAAAGATTGCTATTGCTGAGAAGCATCTTCGTACAAAGCTCTTACAATCAGGAATAGCGCCTCAATACCTTGAAAGCACATTCAACGCTCTAATTCAAAGCGGCTATTTAGAGTACAAAGACGGTGACTACCCAAACAGGCATTACGCTCCGTACTTACCAAATAATTCACAAGGTGCTTGACATCAACGGCGGATGGTGTCATGATGCGCGTGCGGGGCAAAAACCGCCCGCCTGCTACTAAACCCCTCCTAGAAGGAACAGACCAATGAAACATGCTAACCCACCATCAAACTGTGACGCTTGCGAGCGCCCGATCATGCTCGTCTTCTACGACGCAGCGACGCCCCGTGGTTGGGGTAACTTCTGTCCGATGTGCTTCATCAAGCTCGGCTGCAAGCTCGGCACAGGGCGTGGACAGCGTTTCGAGCGGCCAGCAACCGGCGGGCCGTTCGAGAAAACCTCCGGCTAGGCGCAAAGCGCCCTCAGAAGGAACATACACGATGCGTAAAAAGCCCGAACCAGAAATGGCTCACATCGTCGTGGATACTCGCGACGCGAGCCGCGACAAGCGTATTCCGCTGGTCGAAGCCCAGCGCCTCTACAAAGAGGGCAAACTCGCCAAGCTCGATATGGGCCAGGGCGCGTACCGCCATGCTTACGAAGAAATAAAGCGTTCGGCCCGGTAGACAGGCCGTGATCCCCGATCGTCTAAAGGTAGGACACTGGATTTTGGTTCCAGGTATGCCGGTTCGACTCCAGCTCGGGGAGCCATCCGAAAACCTCCTAGAAGGACACTTCACAATGCAGCCCACTGAACTCAGCAATTCCTGCGCCCAGCTCGAGGCCGCCTTACTCGAAAAGGCCCCGATCAAGAGCCATCTCGCATACGTCACGCTCAACATCGAGATCAGCGGCCACGTGATAGAGTATCGTTTGTCCGCCTGTTTGTGGAAGCCCGGCACAAAGCCTGAGGAGGCACCGTTCAACGCCTACATGCGGGGTAAGGACCCGTATAAACTACTCGACAAGCTGTCCAGGGACATCGAAGTGTTCGAGCTGTGGACGCCCGCCGCTATCGCGGCGACCCTCGGGATCGAGGAGTCGGTCTAATGTCAAAAGCCCGTGAAGCCGTAGCATTCCTCAACCTCGGCCCGGCTACTACACGCGAGGTGATGGCAGCACTACACCTCGATGCGAAACAGGCCGGGAACCTATTGAACAGCCTTCGGCTCAGGAGCCTGGCCGAACACAACAAGGACACCGGCCGTTGGCAGCTCCGAGACCGTCGGCACAAGGTGCCGGTGATCCGGCTGTCCGCATGGGCTGTCACACCGGCCTTGCTCGACCAGATCGAGGCGTCCGTCAGGGAGATTGATGAGTTCGTCGGCTCGTCCTCAGACGAACTGCTTTCTGAAATCAAGGCTGTTCGGGAGTACCTCGGATGAATATTACTGTCGAACAGGAGTTCTTCGGGCGGGAGCACAAGGGTGCCCCGCTCGTCGGCCAGCTCCTCGCCATGTTCCGCGACACGCACGGCCACGAGTGGTTCGCGTTCGAGCTGCCCGACGTGTGGGGCATTCACGTCATCCCGGCTGACAGCCGGTTCCTCGTTTCCATCTTCGGAGAATAACATGAAACGCAGAAAGCCAACCTTCGAGTGGCCGCACCCTTATCCGTCCCTCTCGGTAGACAGCACGCTGCCCGAAGCAGTCAAGCAGCTCTATGGTGAGGGCCGCTTGATTTCAGCTGTAAAATGGCTGATGGATAACAAGGGTATGTCACTCGCCGACGCATACAACCTCATCAAAAAGGAGGCAGGCTTATGAGTTTCCCCGTTGACGAAATCCCGGGTGAGGACCCAGACTGCATCTGCGGTTGGACAACTGTCCACGCCACAGACATCGACCCGCCGGAACCGAAGCTCAACAAGAACTGCCCCGTCCACGGGCGAGACCCGGACGAGGCATACGAGGAATACCGCGACCGCCGCTCACACGAAGCAGAGGAGCGCTATGACGATAGCGATTGGTACGATGAGTAAGGTCATCTGTGTTCTTTATGATCCGAAGCCGATCCCCCTGAGGCAGTTCGACTGGTCGGCTGTCCGTGCCGATTACGAGCCGGGTATGCCGCAGGGTTTCGGTGCAACCAGAGAAGCCGCTATCGCGGACCTTCTCGAACAGGAGGAAGAATGATGCACTTTACGATCCAGCCCCTCGAAGGCACGACCGGCGTGTACGTCATTACAGCCGGCCTAGAAAGCCAGCCGATCATCCGGTCGCAGGTGAACGCACCAACCGCACTCGAGGCTATCGCTGCGTTCCGTGCGGCTATCTCGGCCTTGACGACTGTTTCATTTCCAGAGGTGACCTGCTCGTAGCGCAGCAGTCTCGGCCACGCGCTTGCGTGGCCGTTTCTGGTACGCTTCCAGTACCGCCCCAGAGAAGGAAAATCAACAGTGTCTAAGCCAATTGCCCGCTTCGTCGTCATCGACGAACTCGGTGCCACAGGCAGACGGGCCTACGGTCCGTATACTACGTTCCGTGAAGCAGCTGCATACGCAATGTCACTCTCTAGCACCGCGTATGTGCTGCATCTCGAGAAGCCGGTGGAACATGGACCTCCCGACCGCGCTTAACGGAGCGAAGCTCCTGGCAAAGAAGTATGACACCACAGTTATCGTCCACTGGAAGGGCAATAACAGGTACGGCTTTGCCACAGAGATCCGCCTCCTCAGCGGAAAGCGCCGCCTCTCTCGCTGGCGCTACCGCGTGTTCCCTGACGGCCGTTCAGAAAGGCTCTAGAATGACTATTCCATTTACCCAGTATATCCGGCCCTACGGCCGGAAAGCCCTGACCGAGTACGAGACGGACAGCGAAGCGATCGACCGCCTAGCTGCGGAAATCATCGACGCAGGCGGCCGGTTCGAGGCTGAGGTCCTGACGACCGGCGAAGTCAGCGTGACCTGTGTTGCGTCGCTGCCTGATCCGACCAGGCCCGGCAAAACGTACGAGTCCGACATCGCTATCGCTGTCTGCAAGAACGCTAACATGCCAGTCAAGACGGCTGTCGAGAGCATCGTCGCTCAGGCCGCTCGACGGCTCGGCATCAAGTAACATGAACAACGCCTGGATAGCCTGTGCTATCTGGGGCGCGTTCATGGGAGCTATCGGTGTATTCATCGGCTACAACCTGAGGAGAAGAAAGTGAAGTTTAAGATCACCATCACCGCTGTCATCGACGCGCCTGTCGCAGACTTGAGGGAGGAACTCCAGAACGAGGACGATGAACTCGTGAATGCGCTTCAGGAGTACCTGAACGACAACCTCGTCGATCTGGGCATCGAGTCCGGCGAGACGGAGATCGGCGCGGTAGAAGTCACTGTCGGCTAACAGCAAGGAGGGAGGGGCCTTAAGGCCCCTCCCTTAGGAGTTTTCAGATGAAGCAGGCACATGTTGATACGGCTGCACGCCTCGTGGACGAGCGTCACGACCTGTTTACGCTCCGCACGGCTGCGCTCACAAACACAGTTACTATGGCCGCCGGGACGAGCCCGTTGGAGATCCCGAACCGGCAGGCGCTGATACTAATCGACACGCTCATTCAGGCGAACGCTTCCGCCATGAAGGAGCTGGGCATCACAGACATCACTGAATGGCGGATGCCGGCGAAGCCGCCCGAGGCGAAGAACGAATGCTGACGCACATCCACTGGAAGCGCAGCGGCGAGATGAAGATCATCATCGAGATGACCTTCACCTCCGAGCAGGAAACCTCGATCTACTGGAACCGCCTGTGCGCCTGGTACAAGAACGGGCCGAGGGCGTTACAGCTTTTGCTCGCGAAGCCAGAGAGCGTTTCGGCAGAAAAGGTCCGCACATGAAGAACGATCCCGGCCCGCCGCTCGGCGCACGCAAGAGCGTGGACATCTGTGCGTATCTCTTTCAGACGCTCCAGCTCGAGGCGAAGCGCCTGGATGCGGCAGAGAAGCTCACCTTCGAGCGAGTGCTCATCGAGAAGTACGCTGTTCCCAAGGAACTGGCTACGGGCCTCGTAGCCTTTTTACGGAGGACGTGATGGTACATAAGGTAATCCGTTATCAGCCTTTCCAGCATGTAGAGGGGAAGGATCTATGCTGTTCCTGCGGCGCTCGCTGGTACATCAGAGACGACCGCCGGACCTATCCTCACTTTCTGGCGCTTGTCGCGCTGCACTTCGGTTGGGAGGCTCCCCGCATCGGAGCAACGAAAGAGGGACTGACTGAGTGGTTGCACAGCAATCTGCCGGAGAACCTGCGACCGAAAACGTAACAGGCCCCTTGACTTTCGCGGCCGGTTGTGGTAACGTTGGACACAGTAATAAATGAAGGCCCTCCCAAATGACAAAAATCTACCAGAGCTACATGTTTCGCGACAAGGACCCGATCATCCACCGGCTCCATTCGTTAATCGCAGACCAGAAAGTGTCGTTCACCTACGTTGAAACTAAGAGCGGTGTAACGGCACGGACCCTGCACGCCTGGTTCCAGGGCAAAACGAAGCGCCCGCAGCATTGCACGATCGCTGCGGTCGCTGCCTGCCTCGGTTACGAGATCTCCTTCACGGCGCGCTCTGCGCCGAACGTCGTCCCGATCCACAAGAAAGCTGCCCGCTGAATGGAAGAGTACGCGGGCCGCATAGCGCTGGTTATAATCATCCTCACGCTAGCGGCCTTCGTTTGTTTGTTCCTTTCCTTTTAACGCAGTGAGAAGAAAATGAAAACCCTTACACCAGAACAGAGCGCGTTCCTCGAAGCGCTCCTCATGACAAATGATAACCTCGTCCTCGAGGCAGTTGCCGGCTCCGGTAAGAGCTTCACCCTTGAAAAGGGCCTTGCAGAGTTACAGCGCGAAGGGCTCCTGCCGAGCAGCGTGCTCGTCTGTGCCTTTAACAAGCACATCGAGGTAGCTTTTACTGAGCGCGTGAAAGCAGCTGGCCTACCAGTCTCCTGTCGGACAATGAACTCGCTCGGCCACTCAGCTTTTGGCCGGGCCATCGGCCGCCGGCTCACCCTGGAAACCGGGAAGCTCTACCTCACGGCTAAGGAACTCTGGCCGCGCTTCGACACCTCCCCGATGGCCTGCCCGGACTTCAAGAAGCTGGTCGATGCAGCTCGGAACACCGGGATCGTGCCTGCCGGCTCACCTGGCGGCGCGCAGGATGACACCGAAGCTAACTGGGCAGAGCTGTTCGAGAATGCGGACATTGACTCGGAGGACTGGGACCCAAGCTGGCTGATCGAGTGCGCGCGGACGCTGCTAGCACGAATGAACATGCGAGCCTGGGACGGCGTGATCGACTTCACCGACCAGCTCTATCTGCCAGTCACGATCGCCGGCCGCTTCGATACGTACAAGCTCGTGATGGTGGACGAGGCACAGGATCTCGGGACTCTCCAGCACCGGATGCTCCGCAAGCTCCTCGGGCTGAGCGGCCGCCTCGTCGCTGCAGGCGACCGTAACCAGGCGATCTACGGCTTCCGGGGAGCGGATGTGCGGTCGATCCCTAACATGATCACGCAGTTTGGGCTGCGCCCGATGCCTCTTACGGTCAGCTTCCGCTGCCCGAAGGCGGTCGTGCGGCAGGCAAACGAGATCGTTCCTTACATGAAGTCGGCGCCAGACGCACCGGAAGGCCACGTCGGGATTTCTAAGCCGTCTGATATCCGGCCCGGCGACTTCATCCTCTGTCGGTACAACCAGCCGCTTGCCGGCCTGTGGCTCCGTCTTATCAAGCGGAACATCCCAGCGACTATCCTCGGGAAGGATATCGGTGCTGGGCTAGCGCGCTTGCTGAAGAAGCGCGGCGCGAACGGGAACGAGGCCATGCCACTGGGAGAAGCTCTCCAGCATCTCGATGCTTGGCTCTCCGCAGAAACGGCAAAGCACCTCGGTAAGGGGAAACACGACAAAGCTGAGAGCCTGACGGATCGCTGTGCGGCCATCCACTCTATCTGTGAAGCCGCTCCGACCGACGCAGCCGTCAGCTGGTTCTCAGTAAAGATTGAGAACCTGTTCAGCGACCGGCCCGGCTCTCCGGCCGTCGTCACGCTCAGTACCATCCACAAGGCAAAGGGCCTCGAGTACCGGCGGGTGCACTTCCTTGGCCGTGAGAAGCTTCCTCCGCAGCGTGCTCGTGGCGCCGGCCGGGACCAGGAACACAACCTGATTTATGTCGGTGAAACGCGGGCGATGCTGGAACTGTATTTTATGAGCATCCGCTCGCTGGCCGAAACCAATGAAACGGCTGACCTGACGGTCGAGGACCTCTTTGCACCGAGACCACCTCGTTTGCCGAGCGTCCCATCCCTCGCCGCTCCGACCCCGGATATGAGCCGGGAAGAAGAACTGGCAAAGCAGCAGAAGTTCTTAGAGAGCCGTAAGACCACGGCCGATATCTCAATCGAGGACCTCGGCCTATGAAGGAGGGGAAGGATGCTATGTCCATGCGGTGGGAAAACTACGGTCACAGACAGCCGGCCAAAAGAACTTCGCTCCGGCCCGACAACGCGGCGGGTCCGGGAGTGTCTTACCTGTGGCACAACCTTCGCCACATATGAACTGATCCAGAAGGAGAGCGTGCGATGCAGGACGATAAACTTACCCCTTGGGCAGCGCTCATCATCGAGCCAGACGGCACCGTCGCGGTCTACGTTCACAACTGGATTAGAGCAGGTCGGGCGAGCAACCCGGAAGAACTCTGGAAGCTGACACACGAGGCATGGAGCACGCCAGAGAAGTTCTGGGGGCTCTTTTATGCCGCACTCGGCCGCCGCGAAGCGGCTCCTATCAACCCGAAACTGAAAAGCCTGAGCATCGAGGACCTCGGGCTATAGCCTCTGCACCACGTTTACCCGGTAAACAACCCCATGCGCCGGCCGCACGAAGGCACTTGACACCCGTCCCGCATGGTGCCATATTGACACCGTACCGTTAACCCCCGGCCCACAACGGGCCAGCACAAGGAGCTATCACAGTGAACACCCAGCCAGTCATGATCCAGGGACAGATCTTCAACATCGCCGCGCCCTACGCCGAGGGGCACCAGCTGACCGCGAACGAGGCGGCGGCCCTCAACCAGCTCCGCGCGGAGAACATCCGTAACAATTTCGCTGCGCGGATGAAGAAGGCCATCGAGGACAAGGAGCCGGAACTCGGCCAGACCGAACTGGACGCCTATGATGCGTCGTACCAGTTCGGCATCCGTCAGGCCGGCAAGCTGCCGCAGGACCCGGTCGAGAAGGAGGCTTACAAGCTCGCCGAGTCCGCCGTTATCTCGGCCCTCAAGGCGCGTGGGACGAAGCTCAAGGAGCTGCCGGAGGGCAAGCTGGACGAGCTGACGCTCGCGACGCTCGAGAAGCGCCCGCACTTCCGCGAGCAGGCGCGTACCGTGGTCGAGGCCCGCAAGGCGGCGGTCGCCGGGGCTGGCGTGGATCTCGGAGACGTGGGGCCGGCCCAGCAGGCCGCGCAGTAAGCAGGGGCTACGCCCCTGGCTAACAGAGACATCTGTCTCCAACTCCTGGATCGGGCCCTCAGCTCTCCTTACGGGCTGGCGGTCCGATCTCAGGACGTTGAGCACTTGAAACGGTGCCTCGGCACTGTCCGGCAAGAGGAGCGCAAGAGGGGATCGCCTGTTCCGGTGTTAGTTCTCCGCAAGCCGGGAGATCCGTTCGAGTTACTTATCATCCCAAGGAGCATCTATGTCCAAGTCAAGACCCGGAAAGGTCCATCTCCACCTCCTGCTTGATGAGGAACTGATGGACCGCTTCAAGAGCTACTTCCCTGGCTTCGGCGCGCAGAGCCGCGTCGTCCGAGCACTGATCGAGAGACAGCTAAAGTTTCTCGATGATCGAACGGCCGAGGCGCTTCGCGCTAAGTCGCCAGACATCCAGCTGCCGGACCTCGGCCCGCTGGAAAGCGACCTGGTGGCGCCTCAGTGACCTGGGTCATCCAGGTAATGCGGAAGCTGAGCGGTGAGGAGTATCCGACCGTCATAGAGAAGGAACTCCTACACACGCAGCAACAGACCCAACGCCTGCCGACCTGGCGCCTCGTGACGGTCCCGCCAGAGTACGCACACCTCGATCCGCTCAGCATCCTGCACGCCTGCTACGCAGCCCGTATCGACTGGAGAAAGGAAGAGAAGCATGAGCGAGTTACCGAACGGCCCAGTCCCGGACCCGATCCTCGCCCAGGTGACTGAGGACGGGCTGGAAGAGTTGTTCCGGAAGGACCCTTTGCTGATAACGCAGAAGGATCTTTCCAGCATCATCGACTACTTTCGAGCGGAGCGTCATCGTTTCCAGCAAATGGAGGCGGAAGGGAAGTTCCGCAAGAAGAAGAAAGAGAACGGAGATCCTAACATCGACGCAAAGAAGGCTGCTAACGCCGCCCTCAGCATCGATAACTTGGACATCTAAGATGTCGAAATCCATCCTCCCAAACAACGAGTTTGAGTGGTATTGGTTCTGGCGCGGTAGCATGGCGTGCGCCGTCGTCTGGATCATCCTTATCCTCATCGCCGCAGCCCTAGGAGTCTTCCGATGAAAGAACCCGATTACTTCCTTGATACGACCGTTGATGCTGTCCGCGAGTTTCTCAGCAAGCCGGACAGCGAGTTTAACGAAGTGTTGACTAACTGTCTGGATGAGGCGCAAGGCCGGGTCTACACGGCCCTCGAGTTCGAAAAGGTCCCGGTCTACATCTTGATCAGGATCGCTCCGTAGGTGAGGGGCCTACAGCACCTCTGGGTTCCCTCGAACCTCGGCCACGGCGAGGCTATGTGTTCTCGCTGTGGCATCACCGACCGCGAGGCCCGTGCCCTTCACGTCACCGAAACCTGTACCGGCCAGCACCCGAACGAGCGAGCTGCCGCGATCAGGGAGGCCGCAGCTATCGCTCGCCAGCACGCAGCGAACAGCGCAGCTGTTGCCCAGAAGTACGTCCGCTCACCTAACCTCTGGGCGCAGCACGCACAGGCCGAGAAGGTCGCTATCGCAATTGCTAAAGAAATCGAGGCCCTCGATGGAGCTAAACAGCCAGAACCCGGCCAGAAGAATGCGTGAAACCGTCCTCACCTCGCTGTCCGATATCCTCAAGACGCTAAGGGAAATCGAGAATTACTGCACGACGCCTCACTGGACGGCCGACCGGCGCTGGAAAATCGAGCACGCGGCTCGGCACTTGCGCCGGCGCCTCGAGAAGGAGAATGCTGATGCCAGCCGAGGCGCCTGACACCCAACTCTTCTGCAAGTCTGCCCCATTAGTTCAACATGCGTGGGATAATAGCTCCATGACGCTGTTGAAAGAATGTGCCCGCAAATACCAGCTAGCCATCATTGAAGGCTGGATACCAAAAGACACCGCCCCTCCCCTCGTATTCGGTGGGCTCCTCCATAGGTACCTCGAAGCCTATGACCGGCACCGCATCAAAGGAACAGACCACTATGCGTCGCTCTCGCTCGTCGTTGCCCAAGCCCTCCGCGAGACTGTGCGCCGAGTTAATGGACTACTGCTCCCAGATGGAGGCATACGTGAGGTCCCTGCAGGCACAGAAGGTGCCCAGGAAACGCTTATCTTCTGGCACGGAGACAACAACCGTACGCGCCTCACGCTCGTCCGAAGCATCATCTGGTACACAGAGCAATTCGCCATCAACGACCCCCTCAAAACTGTCAGACTTTCGTCCGGCGAAGCAGCCCTAGAAATCTCCTTCCGCTTCATGCTGCCGCTCACTTCGCCAGATGGTGACGCCTTCATCTACTGCGGGCACATCGATAAGATTTGTGAGTTCGCCGGAGAAACTTTTATCCAGGAGCGGAAGCACACGACCTCTACCCTCGGCCAGTGGTACTTCATCAAGTACTCTATCGACGCACAGACATCCGGGTACCTCACCGCCGGTAAGGTCCTGATCGACAAGCCTGTGTCCGGCATCATCGTGGACGCTTGTCAGGTGGCCGTCACCTTCACTCGCGTTCACCGGCACATCGCTCCGCGTACGGAGGCTCAGTTAGATGAATGGCTCGCCAACACGCTAGAGTGGATCGAGATTGCACAGGGCTACGCCATGCGCTATGGTAATCGCCCCTGGCCACTCAACGAGTCATCGTGCCATAAGTATGCTGGGTGCCAGTTCCGGGGCGTCTGTTCTAAGGACCCGAGCATCCGGCCGATGATCCTTCAACAGCACTTCACAAAGAAGCAATGGAACCCTCTGGAGATCCGCAGCGGCGCGGACGATTGGAGCAGCTAATGGCGAGCAAGAAACCCCTTCTGTGCCTCGACTTCGATGGGGTCCTGCACATGTACACGAGCGGCTGGTCCGATGTAGCGCACATTGCGGATGGCCCTGTGCCCGGCGCATTCGACTTCATCCGAGAAGCGATGGATTACTTTGAGGTAGCGATTTATAGCAGCCGCTCCGCGCATCCCGGCGGTGTCGAGGCTATGCAGAAGTGGTTCGCTGACAACGGGCTAGAGGCCGAGTACCGGGAACGCCTCGCCTGGCCGATCGCGAAGCCAGCAGCTTACCTCTCTATCGATGACAGGGCGCTCCAGTTCTCTGGCTCCTTTCCAGAACCTTCTCGCCTTCTTGACTTCCGGCCGTGGAACAAGGGGACGCCGATAGAGGCCCAGGAGTTCGCTCATCTCATGTTTGAACCCGCATCGGAGACATTCTGAATGGCATCCCTCGCAGAAATGTCTATCAAAGTACATCCCCATAAAGTTTTAATGTGCGCGCCTAGCGGCACCGGCAAGACGGCCCTGATCGGTTCCCTCGCCAAGGCGGACTATCGCTGCTTCGTGCAGGATTTTGACGCCGGCATCGAGATCCTCCTTGATCCGAGCATTCTGCCTGTCAACAAGCGGCAGAACGTCTTCGTTAAGACGTACACCGACAAGCCGCTCTCTGCGGAGCACGGCATACCGATGGCGGCTATGACCGCCATGAGCGACCTGTCCAAGGGCTGGGTCGAGAAGAACGTGAACATGGGCACCCCTCGTACATGGGGAGTCAAGGACGTTCTCTTTCTCGACACGCTTGGCTTTTTTGGTGATGCCTGTCTGCGCTACGTCCAGGCGATGAACAATCACTTCGAGCGGGCGACCATCCCTGACTACGGCACCGCTATGGACATGGTAGAGAAGTACCTGGAAACAGTGTTCTCTGACATGACAACCTGCAATGTCGTGGTCAACAGCCACATCATGTTCACCGGCTCGCCTGAGCAGCAGGGTTCTCTCAAAGGGTTCCCGCTCGCCCTGGGAAGCAAGCTCCCTCCTAAGGTCCCGCGCTTCTTCAACTCCATGCTTTCCTTAGAGAAGCGCAAGGACCCGAAGGGAGAAATCGAAGTCATCATGCACACCCGTATGACTCCCGCACTCGATCTCAAAACTCCCGCACCTTCCATCGTTCCATCCGAGATGAAAGCAGATCTAGCCCTCTTTTTCCGCTTCCTGGACACCGTCCAGGTGGCGCCGTCGGTAGCCCAGCCAGCGGCGTAACGCAACCTTAGGGCAGGAGAAGACCTATGTCGTTCGAAGATGTCATGAACATGTCTGCCGAAACTGCAATCCGGCCGCCGCCGTTCCCTGGCGGTACCTACCGCTTCCTCATTCTGAAGCACACGCCGGGGCAGGCACAGAACGAAAAGAAAACCCCCCTCATCGAGTTGGAACTGAAGCCGATCGCAGCGATGGCCGACGTGGACCAGAGCCGCTTGCCGGAGGACTGGAACAACCGCCTCCAGAACTACTCCTTCTTCATGACGAAGGACGCGGCCTACCGGCTCCGCGAGTTCGCCGAGGCTATGGGCGTCCAGGTCGCCGGCCGGACGTTCAAGCAGATCGTCCCGGATCTCCAGGGCAAGTACTGCACTGGCACGATGGTGATGCAGCCGTCCAAGCGGAGGCCCTCGGAGATGGTCTCCTTCATCAACGAACTCGGTCCGGATCGGACGTAGCCAACTGGGGCGGCCTTCGGGCCGCCCCTTTCTTCTGGAGCCCTCATGCGGATATCCGACATCAAGGTCGAAGATCGGCAACGCTCTGCTATCGATCCGGCCCAATTAGACGAGCTGAAGGCGAGCATAGCCCGGAACGGCCTGCTGCATCCGATAGTAGTTGACCGAAGCGGGAGGCTGCTTGCCGGGCAGCGCCGTCTCGAGGCGCATAAGGCCCTCGGCCTGAAAGAAATTGCAGTCACCCTCTGGGAAGATCTCCCCGAAAACGAGCGAAAGATCATCGAGCTGGAGGAGAACCTCAAGCGGAGCGACCTCGACTGGAAAGACCAAGTGAAGGCGATACGGCAGCTGCATGACGCTTACACGGCCACTCAGCCGGATTGGACGGCCGCTCGCACCGCGACAGCCCTGAACGTCACGCCCGCCTTCGTCAGCCGTATGCTGACCGTCGAGCAGGAAATCAAGAAGAACCCTGAACTGCTAAGGGAAACCTCTGCCAAGGCTATCTACAACCAGTACGCACGCCGGCAAGCCCGTGATATTGATGCAGCTATCACCGATCAACTGATGCCGATGGGACCAGTGGCGCCGAAGGCGCCTTTCGAGTTGTACTGTGCTGATTTCCTTTCCTGGGCTATAGCTTATGACGAAAGGCCCTTCAATGTGCTACACTGTGACTTCCCATACGGACTGTCTATGCACGACGCACAGATGCAGGCTTCTCGTCAGTCAGATCGCTATGACGACCGGCCAGAATTATTCTTCCAGCTCCTCGACACTTTGCTCATCGCTCGCCATAAACTTTTCGCACCCGCTGGGCACATGGTCTTCTGGACCGCTGCTAAACACCGAGCCGCTGCGGCTGGGCGGTTTAGGTCCGAACCTGGGTTCGTTGTAGATGAGTACCCGCTTATCTGGCATAAAGCAGACCTGGCAGGCATTATACCGGACCCCAGACGAGGGCCCAGGCGGACTTATGAAATGGCCCTCTTCATCACATGGGGAGACCGTTTTATCGTTAGGCCCGTTTCCAATTCTATCTCTCACCCTCGGGGCGCTTCTGACAGCGAGCACATTTCTGAAAAGCCCCTCCAGGTTGTTGAGCATTTCCTCTCCATGCTGGTCGACGAGAACACAGACCTCCTTGACCCTACCTGCGGTTCTGGAACAGCCATTGCAGCAGCGGTTAGCCTCAAAGCAAGACGCGCTGTTGGCCTTGATAGTGAGCAGAAATACGTGGACCTCTCTCACCACACCGTCAGACGCCGGCTGGCCACAGATACCATAATTGAGGGCATAGTATGAGCGGCCGCTGGTCTGACTCACTCGTCCCTGGTGCGCCTTTAATGGTCGTAGGAGAAGCATTTGCAGAAACAGAAGAAGTCACTGGCTCCCCGCTCACCGGCCGGTACGGCCACGCTCTCTTTCAGCTGTTCCGAAACGTTGGGCTCAAGCGAGCCGATCTTTCTCTATCAAACGTCTTCAATGAACGACCTCCTGGAGATGTCATTTCTCGTCTCTGGGAGAACGATGAGATCCGTGAAAGCGCGCTACAGCGCTTAGGAAAGGAAATCGACGTTGCTAAGCCGAACCTTATATTGGCGATGGGGAATACCGCACTCCGTGCCCTCACCGGTCTCACTGGAGTCTCCTCCATACGGGGCCACTGTCTACTGGGCACTCTCCGCCCAGTTAAGGTGCTACCGACCCTCCTCTCTATCTTCCAAGGAGCGACTGCCCGCGCTAATGTCCAGGTGGATATCATCAAGGCGAAACGTGAGAGTGCTTTTCCTGAGGTGCGGCACACTCATAAAACGCTCTGGCTCGAACCGACGCTCACAGACCTCCTCCTCTTCGAGGAATACTACTTGGAGTCCGCCAGTTACATCGCCTGCGATATTGAGACGACGGGAAGCAAACTTATTACAATGGTGGGTCTGGCGGCTCGCCCTAGTCTCGGCATCGTCATCCCCTTCGTTGACCGTTCCAAGCCGGGCTACCACTACTGGGAAACGCGAGAGGAAGAAATAGCCGCATGGGCCTGGCTCCGCAAACAGCTTCACCGGCCGATCCCGAAGGTGTTTCAGAACGGCCAATACGACACTTATTGGCTGGCCCACTACGGTATCTACCCGACTGGTGGACCGATCGAAGACACCATGCTCCTTCATCATGCCCGATACAGCGAGCTGGCAAAGGATCTCGAGTCACTAGCTGCTGTGTATGCGGCCACGCCCCCCTGGAAGTCTAAACGCCCGAGAGGTTCCGATGTCGGCAAGGAGAAATAATGAGACTTCCCCTCGTCATTATCGAGAGCCGGTACGCTGCGAAAACCGCCGAGGGCCTGATCAGGAACTGGAACTATCTTCGCTTCGCCATCGCGGACTCAATCTCCCGTGGCGAGGCTCCCTTCGCTTCTCATGGCTTCTTTACGCAGATGCTGAACGATCGTTCACCAGAAGCGCGCAAACTCGGTCTACGACTAGCTGTGGAGTTCATTAAACGTGCAGATGCTATGGCGATTTATACTGACTACGGGTGGAGCCGGGGGATGCGGGCTGGCGCTCGGTGGGCTGTCCGCTTTGATCTACCACTTACTGAGCGGAAGATAGGGAGGTTAAGCAAATGGCAAAAGTCCTCCACTTTGCTGAAAACTATCCAGCCGGGGCCTCGCCCGATCAAATCTACAACGGCCTAGACGTAACTACGACAGCTGAAATCTGGGAGGCGATCCGGCACTGGCGCGATGATCCGATCACCCAGATGCACTACGCATACACTAAAGGTATGCGAGGCCCGGCAATGGAGATGACGTTCCGGGGCATCCTCGTAGACCAGGAAGAGCGCATGTGGCTCGACCATAAGTTCCACGAGGACGAGGCCCGGCTCATCGAGTACTTCGAGATCATTTCGGAAACGATCAGCGGACTTCGCTGT